CCAATATAATTATCATAATCAAGTTCTGCACACAGACGTTCATAAGTTAATTCAGTAGTAGGGATCTTATTTAAATGCGTATTATGCCAGTAAAGTTGTGGCACCGTACGATGTCCTTTTTCTTTTAAGAAATCTTTTGCAAACAAGTCATGACTGACGTTGATCTCTCTGAAATCGAAGTCCCATTCAACTAATTTCTTTTTCATTAGTCTACAATAACCACAGTCTTCTTGAGTGTATAAAGTTAATTTAATTGAATTTAACATCTGACATTACCTCCGTTAAACAAGCAACCACGTTTAGTTCGTGGTCTGCGACAAATGCGTTTTTGTATTGGTAGTCTGCAAGCAGAAGAATGAGTTGTGGAATAGATTGTGGTGCAACTTTATCTGACATCCTATCATAAATGGCTCTAAAAATAGCGCTTGCATCTGTATCTATATTGTTTACAACCCAAGATCGCATACCTTTGAAATTTTTATTTTTTAAATGAGAGAATAAATCATCGAAGTTTTTATCTTGTAAACTGTTGATAATGCCAGAGTCTATCCTACCATTGATAGAATATCTCTGTAATTCGTTTAATACTCTACGCCAGTCCGGAGCAAACTTAAGAATAAGTTCTGCTATCGCTTTGTCGTCGTGTTCAATACTTTCATTATCTAATATAGTTTTACATCTAGCCATAAATGATTGACATAATTCAGCCATAGATTTTTTGGATGTGTTAAATTCATACACACCACATCTAGAGTGAAGTGGCTCGATAATTCTGTTTTTAAAATTACATGTTAGGATAAATCTACAGTTGTTTGAAAACTCTTCAATAAATCCACGTAATGCAGGTTGCGTTGATTGCGGGTTTAAGTAATCGGCTTCATCGAGTATTACAACTTTAAAGCCACCTTGTAGTGAGACAGATGACGCAAATTGTTTTATCTTGGTTCTTAACGTATCAATGTTACCTTCCTCAGAACCGTTGATTAAGATATAGTCGCAGCCGAGCTCATTACATAGAGCTCGAGCTACTGTGGTCTTACCTAAGCCGGCGGTACCTGTGAACAACATATTAGGAAGTTCTTTACCGTCGATAATCTTTTGGAAGGTTTGTTTTAAAGATTCAGGTAAGATCGTATCTGATACCTTTTGAGGCCTGTACTTTTCAACCCATAGAAACTCAGAACTCATTATTTCTTTTCTTCTGGTTTCTGTTCACTCTTATCATTCATTGCGTCTTCTTGCTGAAGAGCCTCACTAATTTGAATGATTTGAATGCACTGGTCTCTGAGACCGCCTATAGTGGAAAGCTCTTCGCCTTTGAATCCACCTCTTTGAGTTACAGCATCAATTACTGCTACTGTACTTCTACTTGCTTTATTGGCAAGATCTTTAAGTTGAGTTAAATTATCTGACATGTCATGCTCCGTAAGTTGAAGATTTTTCAAGTGCAATCCAATAAGTTAAAGGAACTTCCTTATTCTTGAACTGCGTTATTAATTTAGATGATATTTCAACATCATAATCACCGGGTAAGATCTTAAGATTAGAAATACTAATGATGAAATTAAATACAGCGTCCTGTTTAAAGTCACCATCGATATCAATAGAGAAAGCGTTTGATGTTGCGTTCTGATTCTCAACGACTGATAAGCTTAACACACCGTCTTTAGCTTGTATTGATACCTCATTGTGTCCTAAAGTTGATGCTGCTTTTTTTAACTTGTTAAGTGTATCATTATCTAATACAAACTTACAATCAGCTTCAGGCATTTTAACGTCCTTAGTAGCTGTTGTTAATGTTTCTTCTGCAGCATAGAAATATTTTACTTTAGATCTACCTGAAGAATCAGAAACAACAACGAAGTCATCTTCGAACTTTAGGTTTGGAGTGTCTACTAAACCCATTACTCCAATAAATTCATTTAAATCATATATGCCAAAGTCTTTGGCAAACTGTTCAGAAACATCCGCTGTAGCAATCATGTTTCTAGTTTCACTCATAGTCTTAATATTATTTCCTGATCTAATCATTATGTTTTGATTAATACCAGAAAAGTTTCTAAGAACATTTAAAGTATTTTCACATAGTTCCATTATAAACCTTCCTTCTTAATTTTATAGTATATTATATCACAGTTTTTTAAAAAAGTAAACATTTAATTTTTTATCCTAGAGAAATTTTTGTCTTTATAAAACTCTATCTTTGATTCAAACTTACCATCTAATATGTCACCTTTATGTGATATGATAAAAGTATTACTATCTGCATCTAAAGTGTATAATATTTTTAATAAGTTTTCGATACCATCATGATCTAGAGACGAATCAAATGTTTCATCGAGCACCAGTAGATTAGTAGCTACTGAGTTTTTCATCTTTGCTATCTGTCTCCAAGTAAACAACAAAGATAAATCGATTCTTTGTTTTTCACCTTCACTAAATGAATCATAAGTGAAATCATCTCTATGTCTTGATCTGATAGTTTCGTTAAAGTTCTCATCTAGATTAAAGTGAACAAAGAAATCTAATACCTGTAAGTATTGATTAACAAGTTTATTAATTGTTGGTAAGTATTGTTTTATTATTTTCGTTTTAATACCGGTGTCTCTTAACATTTCAGCTATGACATTATTATATCCAAACTGTTCGTTAAGTTTTAATTTTTCTTCAAATAAGCTTTCTTTGTCATTATTCATTATTTCTAAATCTTGTTTGGCACCAGTAAGATCCGCAGAAACTTCTGATTCTAAATAGCTTTGTAGTTCTTCATTGCTTTGGTTGATTGAAACTATTTCTCTGTTGTTGGCGTTTAAGTTGTCAGCTTTTTCTTTAACAACCTTCATGGCTTCTTCTAGCTTTATTATTTTTCTATCGATAGTTGTACTATTATCCTTAACCATATTTAAAGTTGACTGCACCTGATAAGCTTCGTTCTTAGTATCAAATATAAGTTTATCTTTGTTTTCAATATTTTGATCACACGTTGGACACACATCATTCTTTTCTAGAAACAATCCACGCTTAGCAATGGTTTTCATTTCTTGTTTTATTTCTGCTATGTGTGCGATCGCTTCATTCTTTTCTTTTTGTATTTCTTTTAATTCATCTGCGGCTGTACTTTCTTCAAGTTGTTTACTGATATTATTATTTTCATCCTGCAGCTTCTTTATTTTCTCTTTACCGCCTTTGATTTGTTTTTCGTATTTACTTTTATTTTCTTCAGTAAGCGCCGCAATATCTTTTATATACTTAGTTTGTTGTTCTATCTTGCTCTTTACAATATTTGTGTCGTTATTTATTTTACTAATATTCTCTTTTAATATAGAATTTCTTTCTCGTAATAAGATATTCATTTTCGAAAATATATTAATGTCCAGAAGATCCTCTATAACATTCCTACGATGTCCAGCATTGAGCTGCATAAAAGGTATGAAGGAGGAAGAACCTAATACAACAACCTGATGGAAACTCTTATGATTGAGTTTCAGAATATTTTGTTCGAGTATCTTCTGGTATTCCATGGCATGCGATGATTGATTAATCATGTTGCCGTCTTTCCATATTTCAAATGTGTTTGGTCTTATGCCTCTTACTATCTTAAATTCTGCTTTACCTATAGAGAATTCTACTTCAACTAACGCTTGCTTTTGATTGATGGAATTTATCAGTTGGTTCTTACTAATCTTTCTGTGTGGTTTACCAAACAATGCAAATGATATGGCATCTAGCATTGTAGATTTACCTGCACCGTTTTGACCGACTATAAGAGTCGACTTGCTTTTGTTTAAAGCTATCTCTGTAAAATAGTTACCAGAAGATAAAAAGTTTTTATACTTAATCGATTTAAAAATTATCATGCTATTTCAAGTGCCTGTGCTTCAGTCATTAATTCTCTCATTTGAATTTTAATTTTATCTTTATCTAAATCTGTATCAACAGCTTCAATATAAGAATCCACTATTTCTGTGGTATCTTCAAAATTCACTTCCTCATCATCTACATTAGCACCCATAAACTCGTTAAAGTTTTCTGCAATCTTTAATTCATATATGTCTTGGTTCTGAATGTTGTCTATAAACCTATCGAAAGTAAAAGGATCAGTCTTTTCAGAAACTACAACCTTTACAAACTTTTTGGATAAATTTTTATTATAATTATTATAATCTATTTCTTTGTCATTGTACACAATTTTTTCAAATAATGTGTAAGTATTTTGTATCTTTTCTATCTGTCTTGTTTCTGTATCAAGTACGTGAAAAAATTTTGGATCGTGTGCGTCTGACCAGAAGAATTCCATAGGATTACCAAGATACCAAATGTTGTCTCTTCGAGAAGCTGTGTGGTAGTGGCCTGATAGAACTTGCTCAAACTTTTTAAATATCTTAGCGTCCATACCATGTGGTGCAAGTATGCCTCTACCAATTTCAAAGTTGGCTAATTCTAAATGAGCGCCTAACCAGTCAGCCTTACAGTCTCTAATAAAGTTCATCGACTGATCATAATTATCTGCGCATATCCATGGAAGTAAAGCCATACTTAAGGAGCCATACTGCATTACTGCTGGTTCCATAACAATGTGAATTTCATTCATATAGTGTCCAAGACATTCTTTTAACGCATTAAGTTCATTTGTGTTCTTATAGTAAGTATCATGATTCCCTGGTATAATATCCATAGTCATATTATTTTTTCTTAACTGATCAAGAAACACTCTTCGGTTTTGATTTAGCGCTTTAAAATTTACGAACTTACGATGATCATAGTAATCACCAAGATGCACTATTTGTTTTATGCCACGTTTTTCACATTCTGGAAAAAATATGTTTGTGTAAAAATCTTCTGCATTATCTAAAAAAACTTCTGAAGAGTTTCTGATACCACAATGAGTATCACATAATAAAGCTATCTTCATTCCATAAACTCGCTTAAATCTGAATCTGCTATTTTCACTTTACGTTTCTTTCTTTCTTTTTTTACTATCTCTTTAATCTCTTCGTCAGTACTTCTGACTCTTTGGATTCTGTCTCTTAGTGTATCTACAAAGTGTGCTGCTGTACCAGAAGCAACTTCTTCTGAACCTGTATCAATAAAGCTATCGATGCCAGACTTCGTTAGATACTTTAGTTTAATTTCTTGTTGTTTCTTTTCTTTTGTGATTCTTCTTAAGAATGCATACCACGTTATCTGCGTAAAGTATGCAAAAGCGTTTGGTTTACCGGTTCTAGTTGCTGCTTCAAGATTATAGTTACCTATCGCCTTCAAACAATTTTCAACTGCGTCCATAACCATTTCTTCTCTATATGTGTATCTTATAAAGTTGGCTTTATGTGACAAACCTTCTGCTATCTTGAGAAAACATTGAGCAATATAATCTGGAACTTTTGGAATGTTAATTTTTTCTTTTCGAGCAACTTCTACTTTTTCAACGTATTCGACGACTGCCGTAGAAAAATCTGAGTTATTAACATAATGTATACTTTTTTTTCTGGCCATTTTTTCACCTTTCATAGTATATTATACACCTATTTTACGTAAAAGTACATAGTTAATTTTATCTCTTAGAAACAAGAATAACAGTGTACAAATGCTAAAAAGTATGATAAAATAAAAGAGTGTATTGGGGAGAGAGGGAGTATACCCTAATGGAAAGTCTTGTTGCTTTTAGGTTTAAATTGAATTATCTTGCCACTATCAGAATCTGGGAACGGTTCAGGTTCCACCATTGCGCCATATTTTCTTTCTAAAAAATCATCAATCTCATCATCTGTAAGTTCTCTCATTGCTTCTTGTATTTCATCTAAATTGGCGTAAACTTTTTTCTTTTTACCTGACTTGTCTAATTTTAAGTCATGATTAATAGCAGTCAGGCATGCCTTGTAATGCTTTAGTATGCTTTTTGTAGGATTTGTTGTGACAATAACATGCGAAGAATTTAATGTTTGTAACGATTCCGGATCATCTTGGAAAGACATCCATGGACGAAACGCAAAAAATCTATAGCCTCTTTGATAATCTTCTACGGCGATTATTCTTAAGGCTTTCTTAACTAAAATGTCACCGATCTCGTCGCGCGTGTCCCATTCGACAACTTCGCAAACTATCTCTTCGTTGTTAGTTAACTTAAATTGTTTTATATTCATAAGCTGACTCT